GTTTTAATAAGCTCTCCCTCATACATCTCCAAAAGAGTTCTAGCTTCCTCAAAGGAAGCTTCCAAACCTGGAGAATTGCATATTTTTACAATTTCACCTTTCCAACCATCACAAAGCTCTTTAAGAGTAGTATACAGAAGCTTTTCCCAGCCTCCTGAATTTTCAACTAACTTTCGAAATATTGCATTCATTCTCTTACCTTTCTCTTTTTTACTTCTTAATTACTGCCATCTTCCCTACAATACCTTTTTCGTGTTCAGATACAATTTCCGATATCTCTAAGAAAGGAGCTTCACCAATACACCCAACCATTAGATATACTTTCATGTCTTTTCCTCTCCTGACTCCGTTTCAAATCTAATTCGCTCAACTTCAACTCCAAAACATAAAAACCAGTATTGAGTTACACTCGTTCCTTCAAATATATCTACAGGTACTTTTCTAATAGCAAAAGGAATCCCCCAGAATTTGTAATCTTTACAAATACTAATAACAGTGCTTGACTTATCATTTATTCTCTGATGTATTACCATCTCTCACCTTTCTTCTCTTTCAAAAAAACTTTCCTTGTCCTTTTCTATTAATGTTCTCTCCTTCTGACTCACTTCGAGATAATCCTCTGAACCTGCACCAAAGATAAATAAGCCTTGTTATCATACTTAAAAAGATTTTACCACAAAAGGTGCATGTTCTCTAAAATAATCAAAAGCTTTACCATCATAGACTGATGGTGTACAAGCAGAGAACATGTGTAGCAAACTTAGATCAATATATTCTAAGTACGATTCAGTTGGATGCTTAATCTTATCTATAGTCCTTCTTAATTGTTCAAAAGCATCTACAATTTCAAAATGTAAATTAATATCAACCATAAAACTTGTTATTTAGCCCGATGCACTGTTACAACAAATGAATCTAAGTTATCATCATTTATATTATCCAGCATCCAATTCGTAAAAGTATCATATTCTTTAAAAGCAGTTTCTTGGTCAGAGCCAACTTCAATTCTAATAACAACGTGGCCGTCTTCTTCGTATTCATCTTGGTCAAAGCAGTCGTATTCAGCCGAAAGACTTTGTATATTTGAGAACAAAATCTTCGCTTCACTCATACATTTTTCCAAATCAGGAATCAAACCATGAGAATTGCAAAACTCCACACACCTACTGTCACACTCTTTAATCATTCTACTAACCTCTATCTCGCTTCATTCAAATGATTATTCAAGAATCCTGCTAGATAAAACAAAGCAAATAAAGGCCCAACCAACACCCACACCAAAACAATGAATCCGATCATCACTATGATATCCAAATACTTAGGAAGCAAAGCTCTCCACCACTTCGTTATCGTTACTGCCTTTACTCCATCTATCTTAGCCTTCCAGAGAAGGTAGAGATCTACTACTCCTACTGCAGCATAAGTCAGCCAAGCTACATAACAAATCAAGTAAGAAAGATATCCACTTACTTTGTACATATACGCTGCCATTATCATTAGGATAAAAGCAGGCAGCATACAGGCAGATCCTACTACTTGTATGGGATATTGCTTTAATTGTTCTTTTAGCCAGGTTAATAGGTTTTTCATGTTCTCTCACTTTCCTGTAACATTCTCTACTATCTTCTCTGTTACACTAGACTGAATTCCTACATCCTTCTTCAAGTCTTTAAGAGTATCTTTTATAGATGGATTAACTTCTTTTGCCCTCTTTACTGTATTAACAACTTCCATAAATCCCTTAATAATAATAAATAAAGCATAGCCTCCCACAACTGCCCCTAAAGCAAGTCCTCCATAAGCAAAATACTTGGCATAGCTAAAAGCTGCCACAGCAAATCCAAATCCTGCTCCCGACGCTATCAACCCTGCAGATGCTATTGCAGTAATCATACTTAGCTTGAGCCAGGCTCCAATAGTTAAAGCAAATATAGAAGCGACTACTCCCGCTGCACAAGCCATCTTGAATGTATCCATTCTCCTTTGTGATTCCAGCTTACCTTCAGCTTCCTTTCTAGCTGTTTCTAATGCAGCCATTGCTTCTGCTTCCTGCATAGTTTGGGGCTTATAAATCCTTTCCCATTCTGCTCTTGTGTATCTTTCTTCCTGAGCACAGCTGAAAGCTAGGAAGAGGAAACACAATGATATTAGTATAGTTATTAGTAATTGTAGTTTCATTTCAGTTTCCATCCTCCGGATCATCTACAAGATTAGTTTGTGACACATCTTCTGCCAGATTCACTTTGCAAGATAGCTGGGCATCGTATTACTTCTCCTCTTCTACCCTAAATCTTTCGAGCCATTGCTGACATCCTTGTGCTTTAGCACCCCATATACAATCAGCTTTAACTTGTTGAATACTAAAACTTCCATCTTTTGTTTCAACATACCAAGTATCTTGAAAATCAAAGATAGCAATCATAGGAGGACAACCTATGGCCAGCAGGATACGCAACTGGTGGCATTATAACTGATCCGTGCCTGAGAGCAAGTCACAACACGATAGCTCTTGTAAAGTAATCTACAAAAAGTGTGACTCTCTCTTATTGCCAACATTAAAGAAGCTTTGTTACTCATATTCTTACTTCTTCTTCATTTTCTTTATTCTTCTAGCTGGACAAGTCAAACACATCTCTACCCTATCTTGTTCATCAGCTTCCAACATAAAACAAAATGAAACATCTCCTCCTCTTGGATGTTCAGATAGTGGAACCCACTTATGTATGTGAAACCATCTTTTTCCTTTGTTAACTAAAGGAAAAACCTCTATTGGTATTGAACATCCCATCTTACTTCTTCTCCTCTTTCTTAAAAGGTAACAACCTCTGACCTCCTCCTTCTACATCCTTATCAAACTCTCCTTCTATAACTGTAGTAGTTCCAAACTTAGCTTCCCAAATCTCACTAGATCGTTCTCTGCCCAACCAACCCCCTAACTTTCTAATAGCAGATTCATTTAACTCCCCGTTCTTATGAGTACAAGTAGGAACGTAAGAATAAAGATCCGAACTAAACTGAGGTCCTTTCCTCTTTGGATCTTTAGCCATTGCCTTTTCAATGATTGCTTTCATCTTCGCTTCATGCTCCTGGCGATCTGTTCTCCTCTTACACTCAGGTATAGCTATAGCAGATGTTATAAACTGCTTAAGATCAAAATCCTCTAATTTTAATATCTTCTCATTTAGATAGTTGAAAATCTCTATTTTGTCTACTTTTGCATCCGATCCCTCTACTACTTTATCAACAGTATCCAACATCGAGCCAACTACATCTACTCCATCCTTTAACGACGCTTTTAACGATTCTTCTTCTGCTGTTGACATTTCAGGCATATTAACATCAAATAGATTAGGATCTGGATCCATGTTCCTATAAGCAAGGTGAATCTGGCAGATTCTTTTAATACCCGACCTAACTGATCTTTGTAGCTTCCTGGCTATTCTGGCGAAGTTAATATCTAACTTCTCAATTGCATCGCTGCCCAGAGGCCCTGTAGCCTCTTTTAAGTAAGCCCCCATTAGAGGTAGAGGCACTCTTAGTGCCGCCGATAGTTGGTTTCGTAGATCTTCTATATCTTTGATCCATCTAATATCTGCCTCTCCTCCTATTTTGTCAAAAGTTAAATCTCCTACTTCACCCCAGACAGGGATGAACAGATCCTCGATCACGCTCATAGGATTTTCCTTGCTGTCGAAGTAGGCCTCGTTATCATTTTTTGTGTTTAAGGCCCTGGCCTCTCGTAGCATAGAGCTATATTGATCTATTAACTCTCCTACGGCTTCTGAGTTACTATTATGCACAAAAACACCTGAAGCTAGAGGGAAGTTAGGAGTCCCTGCCATTTCAATATCATATGTATCTTCTCTTTCCTTTAGCCATTCTACCCTTACTACTTTATGATTTAACAAACACTCTACCTTTTTTGGATTATACACCATTCTATAACCAACTAGATACCTATCAGAGAGTTTTGTGTACAAAGGCATCAAGCTGTCGTCAGGTTTTAAGTACTGAGCTTCCCTGTAGCTGCCGTCGCGCAGCAGGAAGGGATGATCTGGAGTGCAGTCAACGTACTTACTATTATCTAAATGAACTCTAACTAACTCTGCGTTGAGTCGAGTTTTCTTTACGTTCTTGATTTGACCAGTTTCAATCTCCTGAGTTTTCTCATTTATTGTCCAAGTATACTTTCCAATATACTCCTCAGGGCTTTCAGCCATTTCTCTAATAGTTGGGGTAGTTCCATCTAATAAGGAGATCTGAGTATTTCCTCTCAAACAGCTATCAACTTTCAATTTCCAAACGTAACGAATCAACCCCCTGCTCAACCTTGCTAACAACAAACTATCCTCTGCTAATCTCAACCTTCGATAAGCAGGCAAAGCATTGAAAAGCAACGAAACTCCATACTTCGTAGATACCTGTTCTATGTGTGACCCAGTCATTAGATGCATCGTTCTAAACTCGCTGTAAGTTGGATCGGACATTCTGGGCCGTCTTTTTTTACCCCCCAACAATCTGAAATGCACGTACTCCCACGGAGCCATCAACCTCTGCCCATCTGACATCTGTCCTTGTGGTGTCTTGTAATATCCAACTAACACTCCCTCGTGATCTACTCTACTGGTGTTTAATGGATGATCATTGTCATCTACCGATATTATTCCTTCCCCTGGTATGCCATTGATCTTTACGAACATATCTCCATAAGCACCGGTAGAATAAGCCCAATCAAATATCTTCTCCTCTACTGTTAGATTATCTAATAGTTTGGTTAGCTCTCTTTGGTAGGTAGGACTTTCCGACGTTACCCATACAGTGCAATTGTGGAGATGGCTTAGTACACTACAGTAACTTCCGTACAATTCAGCTGCTGCCCCTACTAATGGATGGGCCAAGCTATTCTCTAACTGATGGTACAAACTAAACCTATCATACAGCACCATCAAGTCCTTCTCAAAGTCCCGCTTAATTACAGCAGCACTCAACCCTATCTGCTTTATCAGCTTCTTATCATCTGACGTTAAGTGCTGAATCTGAGTTACTTCGGAAGGGAGTAACTTTGGCTTATTGTACAAATCGTGTAATATTTTGAAAGGATTTCCTGGCATGATTTCTCTCTTCAAAAATTAAGAAAGTTTTGTTTTTGAAACGTTATTTAGAAAAGTATAAGTTTGGAACATAATATACATTCATAATAAAATAAAGAAAAGTCTACCTTATTTTTTGGTTTTCTTTTCATAATTAACTTTTACTTCCTGCATTCTTGTCTCTATAGTATCCGACAATTCTTAGAAAGCTCCCACCCAAATGGTCCAGCAGGTTCAAAATCTTTACAATCATTATTTTTATTCTTTTCGGAAGGTCCTTGTCTTGTTACAAACTCTTTAGAAAAGTATGTGCTTCTAACAAAAATACCATTTGACTGAGCACGACATTGTTCTTTTCCAGAAACATCTGAATGCGAATAATATCTACAATCAGAACAGTAAACTTTTTTATTTTTCCTCTTACCAAACATACTTACTTCTCCTTTCACTTTTATTTTAAAAGTTTATAAAGTGGTCAGCAAGCAATATACCAAGTATAATTGCCGAAACAACAATAAGTATTGTAAACATAATTATTCTCCTTTACTTTATTTTTTGGTTTTCTTTTCTAAAATTAAGTCCATTGCTCATGTTCTTCCTTAACTTTATTCTCAACATTTGGATCTTCAACTAGAGGACTAACTTTTGTGTATATTTTTCTAGATTGATCCTCGGTACTGTTAATTCTCATCTTCCTTACAGGAAAGATTACCTCTTCTATTTTTCGATGGAAACACCCTGTCTGAAAAAAACTATATAGTTTGGACTGTGCATCATACTCACCATTTTTTAGTTGTCGAGCAAATACATGCCATCCATCCGGGTATACATCATTTAAACCATGTCCATATCCTCCACCATCTTTTTTTGCTTCAACTACTACATATTCACCTAAAGGTAAAGTATCCCCAAACATAAAAATTTGCTTCATCTTATCTACTAACTCTTCCGTTACCTCAAAAACATCTCCAACGTATAGTCTAGGTCTATTGCCTCCCGGATCAAAACCAACATCTTCTTCCTTTAGTTTTTGAAGAATTAAGGGGCAATCTTTTGGAAATCCTACATCACAATCCGGATGAGAAATAATATAGGGAGAACTAGCTTTCGGATGAGTGCACAACATAGCCGGGCTAGGACCTCCATCAAGTTCAAAGTATGGACACATATGGTAACAACGTTCAAACTCATACTCTCTAGCAACTTTAATTTTCATGATTTAGTTCCTATCTTCTCCTCTATTCTTCTTCTTTATCTTTTGGTTCTTACTCATCCTTCTATAAGCTCATCAAAACTAGCTGCTCTTCTACCCATTGTAGCTTTGAACCTTCTTCTTTCTCCTCCTAGAACAAATTCATATTCTACATTACATCTATCCTTTTCTACATCAGTCTGTGAATTAGTAGATATTCAAACTTTTAGTATGCATAAGTATCTTGTGAACTTTTTATATTAGAAGGACTAGAACATCCATCAGAAGCAGGATTAAAACGAGACCACCAGAAATACGTACAATCACAGCAATAAACTTTTTGAGTTTCCATTTCAATTTCCTTTCTACTTATTTTTTGGTTTTCTTAACAATAAATTTACCCCACTTCATCCTTAGACCTCTAGCAGGGACAATAACCCTATCTCCCTTCTCTATTTCCTTTTTTCTTGATGCTTCTATAAACACTTCCACATTTTCTAAATATACTACCATTCCTGTAAACATTCCACGAATTCCTGAGAAGACTATTTCTTTCTTACTCTCTACGCCTCGTTGAGTAACTAACCAATCCTTAGAAGGAATTTCCCTTGCTTTTGTTTTCCTACCATTTACTCTGAGTGCAACTCGTATGTTTTTAGATTTCTTTGTTTTTCTCTTTGCCATCTTAATTAATCTCCTCCACTACTCTAACACTTCCATTTCACACCTTACCTTATCAGTTTTAACCCTATAACTATTTCTAAAAAGCACCTCTCCAATCGAAGCTCTAAATATTCTACATCTTTTTCTATAATGGTCGAACATGTATTTCTTAAGATGCTTGGCATTTGATAAAGAAATCGCTAACCATATCCCTCCTTCATCAGAGCTTCCTTCTCTAACTACAGGGGATTTAATCCATTTCTTCAGAGGAAAGGTAAGGATAGTAGGATTCTTTCTTAAGCCTAAGCTCCTTCTATCAAATGTAGTTACTTTGTAGAACATCTAACTAACCTCCAGATTACTAAGACAACTCATCAATTTTATGATATTCTCCATCATTACTTACCATCTCATCACTAAATAGAATCAGTCCATACCTTTCGTGCCAACACAAATTAGTTTCTGGAAAACCAAACATAACATCTAATCTCCTTCTTCCTCTTCTACTAACTCAAAATGACTCTCAAAACTTGTCTTACACAAAAATCGGTGTGTCCCATCTTCTAGGAAAACATCATAGAATGCTCCACCAGAAAAGTTTTCATCCTCCTCACCATAAGCAGCAAACACGTAATCACCTATATTAAATACTTTCCCATCAGTCAACTCAAGCTTCTCAAAACATTTATACTTGCTTGAGTTCTCACATGCCATTTCTATCCTCTCTTCTTCTGCAGCCTCTTCCAAAACTTGTAAAGACACTTTGCGATAACGATTTTTTGCTTCTTC